TTTTGGATAGTTTTCTAGGTCACTAGTGTCAATCCATAAGTCGTTAGTTACAAGTGCAGTACCATCTGACTGTGTAGTCGGTGCTGTTGCACTGAACTGTGGACCATTTGGATCTGTTGTTGCGTAAACTTCCAAGTATCCTTTGAAAGTTGTTCCATTGTGTACCATTATGTCTGCTTCGTCTGTAGAAGTGTCATACCATAATGTGCCATCTGCCGGCTCTTGTGTCGGAGCACTTGTTGATGCAGTGTAACTTAATCTCTTCCAGTTACTTGCTATGATACCTGTGTTAGCACTTGAGTCAATGCTGTCGCCTGTTGGAATGTCATACAAGTTGTCAAGTAAAGTTGTACTGTTCGCTGTGAATGTTCCATAAGCGTGTGCAGTTGTCTGGCTGAAACCAGCATCTGCTAATGGAGTTCCTGAAGTGTCAAACATTCTGAACTCACCACCTAATTTGTGCGTCATGGTGATTGCACCTGTGCTTAATTTACTTGCACTAACGTTTGTTAAACCTGCACCGTTCACTGCCGCGATAAAGTCATCAGCACCTGTACCACCTAGTGTTACTGTTACTGCTGAGTTTAGTGCTTCTTGGTTTTTAACTGATTCTTGTATTGTAAAAGTCTCTGAACTTGTGAAACTTGGTGCAGTTGTGTTACTTGTAATTGTAGTAGCACCGCCTTCGTATCTAAAGAATTGAAAGTCTGCAACATTTCCAGTTGAGTCTACTCCTGCTAAACTGTCTGCTCCCATGCTTTCTTCAGTTACATTGTACTGTGCATATAAGTCTCCAACTGTTAAACCTGTTCCACCGTTCGCTGGATCTAGATTAAAGATCGCTGAGTGATGATTACTGTGAAGTGGACTAGCAACTTGAGAGAAACTAGCACTAGATGTAGCGTAAAGTTTAGCCACCAAAGCCGCACCTGAGTTTGCACTTGTAGTCTTGAACCAAACTGAACCGTTTGGTCTGTTCTCGTCTGCAGTTTTCCAAGTTGGTCTGCTAGTGTGTGCCGCTTGTAAAAGTTGAACACCGTTGTATGTGCCAGCAGTGATTCCTAGATCTGCTAATCCAGTACCAGTCTTTGGTTCGATTCTGATTGTGTTTGCACCCGCTGTTGAGTCACCTAAAAACTTACCATTGTGGAATATCTCTAGGTTACCTGTTGTGCTGTTTACACTTGCTGTAACGTTTGTCACGTTAGATCCAATTGCTGTTGCAACATCTGATAATGCTGTTCCACCAAAACTGATTTCTACACCATTTATCTCGATCTTGTCACCACTTGATACTGTAGTTCCTGAAGCAACTGAGAAGATTGGTAATGAAGTGTGCCAATCAGTAGAACCAATATGCACCCAACTGTTACTTGCTGTTTTCTTGTAGATCTTGTTAGTAACGTGTGTTGTGTTAATTGCGTAATCACCAATTACACCTATTGAAGTTTTTGGTGCACCAGTAGACACCGCACCTACTAGATCACTTGTTGAAGTGATAAGCGTTGGAGTAATTGTTGTGAATGTTTGATTAGTTTGTGACCATTCAAATAAACCGTAACTGCTTGATGCAAGGTCAAACCAGTATGTGCCATCTGCCGGAGCCGCCGTTGGTGCTGATGCACTTCCAGTTAATTCCGCTGTGTTCACGTTTGCTCTAAGTATGAATGCTCTGTTGGCGACTCCTAAAAAACTGTAAGCCGCTTGTAGACCGTATTCGTTCAATTCATAACCGTGTAATGAATTGCCGGATGCGTCTTGATAGAATTTTGGATCACCAAAAGTCTCTGTTAATTCTCTTTGTGATGAGATTAGGTATGCAGTGTTGGCGTTAGCAGTTTGTGTACCTGCCGCAGTGCCGTCGCCTGCTCCGTTTTTCTTATCCCCTGATGATGCTACTATGAATAAAGGTGTTGTACCCGCATCTGATGGTACGTAGAAACTTTCGTTTATTACTGAAACCTCTACTCCTGGTGATGTTAATGCCATTTTTCGTATTCTCCTTGCAAGTTACGTATATACTAGAGTTATTTATTCAATCGTATGGTTTTTACGACAAAATTTACCATTTTATTGGTGCCTATATAGGGCACGTAAATACAAACATGCAGTATAGTACTAGACCGTTGTGCAAGGAGTGTAAATCCAAACCCAGGTCGTATGCCTACAGACGTTATGGCAAGGTTTATTGGCGGAGCCGATGTGATACATGTATCAGGAAAAAGTCCGGAAAGAAAACAGGAGGTATCACAGCATTAGATAGATCAGGTTACACCAAAAAAAGGAAATGTGAATTGTGTGGATTCAAGGCCCAGGATAAAGCACAACTTGATATCTTGTTTGTAGATGGTAACTTGAGAAATACTTCAACAAGTAATTTAAAAACTGTTTGCGCCAATTGCCAAAGGCTGACTAGCACTCGAAGACTTGGATGGCGGGTCGGTGATCTTGTCGCTGACGATTAGAGCATCTATCTTGGCATATAATTCTTCTTTTGTACCATTATTTTCGATGACATAATCAAACTCTTCTTTTGCCCATGCGTATTCTGAACTATGTGTGCCCTTTGGTTCAATGTTGCCCTCAACATAGTCAACAAACCAGTCCGGATCACGACCTCTTTTCACAAGTATGATTTTACCACCGTGTTCTCTTATTTGCTTTACTTCGTTGGGGAATCTGGTATCTGCTATGACTGTGTTTTGTCCTTTATATCTTCCTATACAACTGTCTACCCATATGCCGTCATACATTTGACCACGCATGACTTCGGTTCCAAAGTATTGGAGAACCCATCTTGGGGTAGTCGGCTTTCCAAATTTTTCACTCCAGAAAGCGTCTGGTTGTTCTCTCCAGTGTCGACTTGATTCTGTATCTCCTTCGAGCATATTCCTGTCCCAATTAAACATTGATGCAACAGCATCTTTCAGGCTTTTTGCAAAACTATCTTTTTGATATCCATGTTTTTTTACTAGTCTATCAGACACAGTGCCTTTGCCAGAACTTATTAAACCTACTACTCCTATTAGCATAAGGTTTATTATACTATTTTTTTAGACGTTTTTCAATCTCTTTTATTGCTTCTCTCACAGATTTTAGTATCTGAGATCTGAGGCTTTTCTTTCCCAGTTTTAGTGCTTTGATACTCATAATTTCCAATTCTTGAACCAATTGCTCAAGTTCATCTAGCGTAAGATCAGAGTAGTTTTTGTAATTGGAGTTTGTCATGACTGGGTATTTAAAAGTGTTTGAGGATGAATTAACCAATAACAAAACTGTGCGGTGTTCCGCCTTCTTGGAAGTTTCCTATGTCTGCTTCAAGTCTATCTATCTCGGCCTGTCCCTCGGCTTTCAAAGCATCGCCATTTAGTGTTGTGCCACCCTGTGGACCTGCAATGGTGTTGAATTTGCCTCTCGCTTCACCTAACATTATTTTTGATACTGCAAGTGTGTAATCTCTAATCCATGGCTTAGAATATATATCTTTGAAAAGTGTTATATCTGGTCTGAAGTTGTCGGTATGCATTAGTACAGTTTCGTTATCTGCTCTGGGTCTCTGTGTTATGGTTAATTTTTTAGTTGCTACATCAAAATGGAATTGTATGAAACTTCCAAACATTTTACCAACCATTTCTTGATACGATGCGAAGGCATAGTAAGTGGCTAAGCCACCTGTCGCACCTGCTCTCAGAAGATAAGTGTTGGTGTATGCAAGGTTGAACGGTTCAAACAATGTTCCGCCCTCACCACCTTCGGTTCTTGATCCTACTGTTCTTCTGTTCAAGTTTCTCACATTAACTATTTCGTCTGGTAAGATATAACTGTTTTGGTTTTTCTTTAGTTCTAGGAATGCATACGATTCTTCCACTGCATTCGACGATCGCTGTCTGAATTTGTTTACTGCTCTTTCCAGTGCCGTTTGATAGTGTTTTGGGTCCAATTCAACGTCAATCATCCCGTCACCGAGACTGTTTTTGACGTAATTGAATATTTCCTGTTGTCCTGTTTGTAGTTCTGACATACTCATATTTATAGCCTTTGCCTATGCAATAAATATGTGTGATATGCCAAGATTATCCATTTTTAAGCCTGAAAAGGGCAATGACTACAAATTCTTTGATCGTAACATTAAAGAGATGTTCCAGGTGGGAGGCACCGACCTCCACTTCCACAAATACCTAGGACCTTACGATCAAGGAGATACAAACAAGGATGGTGCGTCCTCGCCTACACAACCACAGTACTCCGGCGACAGTCTTAATGAGAGGACTATACAAGATCTTTTATTTCTAGAAAATAGAGACAGGAGATATTCCGACGATATCTATGTAGTCAGAGGCATATACAATGTACAAGATGCGGATTTTAATTTGTCACAATTTGGAATGTTCTTACAGAATGACACTTTATTTTTAACTGTTCATTTAAACGACATAGTTGAGAGAATTGGGAGGAAGCCAATGTCAGGTGACGTCCTGGAATTCCCTCACATGAAAGAAGATTATTCATTAGATGAAAGTATACCAATTGCACTTAAAAGATACTATGTGGTTGAAGACGTAAACAGGGCCGCAGAAGGATTTTCAGCAACATGGTGGCCACACCTTTTAAGATTGAAAATGAAAACTTTAGTTGACTCGCAAGAGTTCAGAGATATCATAGGTGACGCCACAACAGAAAATTCAGTTGCAAGTTACATGTCTACTTTCAACAGAGAGAAGACAATCAATGACCAAGTAGTTGCCCAGGCAGAAGCAGATGCACCGAAGTCAGGATTTAACTACAAACAATATTATGTGGCACCTATAGATGAAAGGGGTAATATCAGAACAGAAAATGTTAACACAGAAGACCAGAGAGCCAGTAGTGATAACACAGTCAACGCTACAATAGACACACCTGCAAGTTCGCACTATGGTTTTTATCTAGACGGCGACGGTGTTGCACCAAATGGCAATCCTGCTGGTTTCGGAATAACGTTTCCAACAAGCGGAGTTGACAAGGGCGATTACTTCTTAAGGACTGATTTCTTGCCAAATAGATTATTCCGTTATGATGGAAATAGATGGGTAAAAATAGAAGATTCTGTAAGAATTACCACAACTAACAATGATTCAAGATCTAACTACAAAACATCTTTTGTCAATAACACTAGTGAAGACACTATCAATGGATTAACTACAAAACAAAGACAGTCATTATCTGATGCACTGAAACCAAAGGCTGACAATTAATGTTACATTTTTACGAAGGACAGGTTAGGAAATTTCTTACTCAATTCATAAGGATTTTGAGCAACTTTTCTGTTGAAACAGGCAGGGGTAAAGATGATTCCATAAGTTTACGGGCGGTGCCTGTGGTGTATGGGGATCCTACTAGGCAGGTTGCAAATATAATCAGGAATAATAGTGAAAATGCATTGAATTACGCACCTAAAATAGCGTGTTATGTTAGGGAGTTAAACTATGACAGAGACAGAATGCAAAATCCTTATCACATCGAGAAACAGCATTTAAGAGAAAGAGGTGTTGACAGTGATGGAAATTACACCAATCAGTTAGGTGCAGGTTACACTGTGGAGAAGGTGATGCCTTCGCCGTTTAGGCTAGAAGTTACAGCAGATATTTTCTCATCAAATACTGATCAAAAACTACAAATTCTTGAGCAAATCTTATATCTATTCAACCCTGATTTTGAAATTCAAAAAACTGACAATTACATCGACTGGACATCTTTAAGTTACATTGAATTGACTGGAATCACTTTTAGTTCAAGAACGATACCAGTTGGTGCAGACACTGAAATAGATGTAGCAACCATGCAGTTTTCGATGCCAATTTGGTTGTCACCACCAGTCAAAGTGAAAAAACTTGGAGTCGTACAAAAAATTATAATGAGCATATACGACGACGACGGCGGTATAGCAAAAGGATTGATCGACGGTGAACTTGCTTCAAGAAGTTATATTACTCCAAACAACTTTGCACTATTGGTCACAGGTAACCAATTACGATTACTAGGAACCACAGGCGTTAATGCAAAATCCGGTGGGGATGGTTTCTTCACAGGTGCCAACGATCCAGGTCTTGCTGATCCTTTCGAAACATTTGGACCGGCTGTGAATTGGAAGGTATTATTAGATCAATATGGAAAAATTACAAATGGTACTTCTCAGATTAGATTGACCCAACCAAATGGAAATGAAATTGTTGGCACTATTGCAACAACAACGTTAGATGACACGATCTTGTTATACACAATAGACGGAGACACTATACCGGCAAATACCCTTACAGCAGTCAAAAAGATTATAAATCCGCAAACATTCGATCCAGGTACACCTGCAAACGGCGATAGGTATTTGGTTATAAATGACGTGGGTGATTCCACTGCAAGTTTTCAAAGTTCTACATGGGGTAGTTTAGTAACAAGTGTTGGCGACATAATTGAGTACAATAGTGCAACTGGTAAATGGAACGTGGCCTTTGATGCATCTAATCCTGATAGCACACAACACTACGTTACCAATTCAAACACAGGCATACAATACAGATTCAATGGTACAGAGTGGGTCAAATCATATGAGGGTCTGTACACACAAGGTAATTGGACCATTGTAGTAGATGGCAACTATGTTGACTATGATGCTAGTACAGATGCAACGACCCCTTGATAATTTAAAATATTATTGTTATAATGTAGTATGAAAGAAAACATAGTCTGTTCTGGTGCACTGTTTTACGCAACAAGCACAAAGCGATTCTTATTTCTACAACGCACTGATCGTAAGACTGTTGGTGCCTGGGGACTTGTAGGTGGCAAATCAAAATTCTTAGAGAGTGCATTTGAAGGACTGAAACGTGAAATCAAAGAAGAAGTCGGAGACACTCCAAAATTTAAAAAAGTTATTCCTTTAGAAATGTTCACATCCAACGATCAGAAGTTTTTCTTTCACACATATGTTATAGCCATAGACGCAGAATTCATACCTAAATTGAATGAAGAGCATTCGGGTTACTGCTGGACAGAGTTTGAGTGCTGGCCAAAGAATCTGCACATGGGACTAAAAAATACTTTGAATAATAAAAGTATAAAAGGAAAATTACAAACTATCTTAGATCTTATAGTCTAATTACCCAGCACTAATTTTCAAAGTGCCATTATCATTCCAAATCTGACCTTCGGTACTAGGATCACTAGTTGGCAAGTCTGTTGCCATTACTTTGCCTTTGTTGTTTATCATTAGTGTGCCATTATCGTCTGGTAGGTCTATGTTTCGTTTGGTGGTGGATGTGCCTGACACGAAAGTCTTTTTTCCATCTTCTGTCTGCCACACGAATGGAACATCACGATGTGCGTAGATGGCATTGTTTGCGATGGTCAACAAAGGTTTGTGCTGTCCATCTTTTCTGCCTATTATCTGAATTACACTCTGGTCTGCACCTTTTTTGTTGTCCTTGATGCTACCTTTGATGGAACCTATTCTTATCTCTTCACCTGCATCGTTTTCACCTTTGAATTCAAGAAAGGTGTCTGCATTGATTGTGATATTTTTTCCTACTTTGAACATATATGTGTATTTATTATTACAACCCAAAAAAAAAAGGCGACCCGAAAGCCGCCTTTTGATTCTACTAAAAAGTATGAATATTTATTAGTTGTTAGTTCTCACTGCACAGTTTACCAATTTGATTCCTGCGTCTGTTGAACTTTCTAATGCTCTACCAATAACGTTGAATGGTGAAATTGACTCACCTGTCGCTACTGCTCTAGCACAACCTTTTACTGTTGAAGTAACAAGTCTTTGACCTTTTGTCACTGCACCTGTAACTCTAACTGGTGTTCTACCTGTCATTGCCACAAATGGGTGTGATTCGTTATTACCTGCACCGGCGTTCATAGCGTATGCTGGCGAATCAGAGATCACTCCAAAAACTTGATCAGATAAATCTGTAGTTGTTTCTGTAATTTCTGCTGAACCACCAACCATTACTACTGCACCTGCTGACATAGGAGCGTCTGCTTCGAAACGCTCGGCAACGTCCGCGTACTGAGCCGAAGTTGCAACGGCGTGTACAATGTTGGCCCTAATGTCCACAAGACTCGCTGTTCCTGTTCCTCCTGGAACTTCTGTGTCACCTTCTGACCTTCTGAAAGCAGTAAAGGCACCACCTGAGTTACCGTGAGTAGTTGTTCCGTCATCTGCAAATGTTTCATCCCATGCCCAAAGCAATGGCATCTCAGTTGCACTTGAACCTTCACCTCTGTTGATCTGTAATCCTGAAATGTTAGGCATACCTGATGCCGCTGATACGTTTCTGTTTACTTCGATGATGTTGTCTTCAACTGATAATGTTGCTGTGTTGACTGTTGTTGTATCTCCATCAACTGTTAAGTTTCCGCTTACTCTAACGTTTCCACTGAATGTTGCGATAGTGTCATCGATTACAAGTTCAGTGTTACCGTCACAGACAACTGTCAACTTACCGTTTGTTCCTGAGTCTGCTATTGTGGCACTTGAGTTGTT